GAACGGCATCGTCCTGAACCCGGCGGACTACGCCGCGCTGGACATCGCCGTCATGGGCGGCACGCTGCTCGGCCCGACCGTTCGTCCCAGCTACTGGGGACTGCCGGTCATCTCGAGCTCGCTCCAGGCCGCTGGCACCGCGTTGGTCGGCGACTTCACCGCCGGCGTCACGCTGCTCCAGCGGACCGGCGTCTCGGTCTACGTCACCGACTCGCACGCCTCCACCTTCACCAGCAACATCTTCACGCTGCTGGCTGAGGCTCGGGCGCGCACGGTCGTCGGCCGGACCGACGCTCTGGTGGAGTGCTCCGAGGCTCCGTGATCCATCGAGCCGGCCGGCGCCGCGCGCAGGGGAAGCTCAATGCGCCGGCCGGCTCGATACACGGGGTCCTCTGGGGCTCCGAGAGTTCAGGCCCTTGTAACCAGTAGGGCCAGGAGTTCTCGGAGCCCAGGGCGCTCCAGAATCCCGCGGGCAGGCATTGTGACCAAGGAACGAGGAGGGACCATGGCGGACAGGCCGACAGTCGACGAGATCTGCGCCAGGCTGAGCGTCCCCGCTGGCAATCCGATGGTCGCCGAGATGCGTCTCGCCGCCATCGGCCAGCAGGACTCGGACTGCCTGACCGACCCCTTCACCGATCAGCTTCGCGAAGCTCTGTTCCGCCGGACCGCGAACCTCTGGGCTAGCAAGGCTCACACGCTCGGGATTCTCGATACCGGTCTGGACCTCGGCGTCGCGTACGTCCCGAGATACGACCCGGTCATCGACAGCCTCGAAGGTCCATTCCGTCGGATCCCGGTGGCCTGATGATCAAGGCCGGCAGTCACTCCGCGGTCGCGAGCGATGTGATCAGCGCTTTGGAACCGCTCGGCTTGACGGTGCTCGGGCCGCCGGTTCCGTCCTCGCCGATCGCCGGGCCCTGTCTGGTGGTCGGCTCACCGGAGGCGATCGAACCGGTCAACGTCCGCGGCGACGTCTGGACGTTTCAGGTCTCGGTCCTGATCCTTCCCAGCGGAACGACCGGCGATGATCTGCTCGACCTCGTCGATTCGGCGATGGCCGCGCTGCTCGATTACGGATACCGCGTCACCAGCAGGGCTCGCACGTACCAACCGCCTAACGCTCCGGCAGGCCTGCCGGCGTACGAACTAACTTTGGAGTAGTGATGGCCGCAACAGTGACAGCTCTCGGACCGGGCACAGTGACGGTCGGATCGACGCCCTTGGACTTCAGCTGCGAGGTCCTGGGCGCGGCGATCACCCACACCTACGAGGAGACCACCGAGTCCCGGACGCGGTTGTGCGGCGACGTCCTCCCGGCGAAGCAGACCCGCTCGGACGGGTTCACCGCCTCGCTGGAGAACGACCTGTCGGCCGCCGGGCTGTATGCCTTCCTCCAGGCGAACGACCTCGGCGAGGTGCCGTTCAGCTTCGTCCCCAACGACGTCAACGGCGCCGAGTGGACGGGGACTGTCGTCCTCACGCTGCCGGGCGAGATCGGCGCAGACGAGTTCGGCGCGCCGATTGCGAGCGAGGTCGAGTGGGCCGCCGTCGGGACCTTCACCTTCGAGGCAGCCGCGTGAGGCAAGATGCGACCTACCTGCTCGAGGCCGACGAGCCGCAGGCCGTCAGCATCGACAACCGCGATCTGGTGGCGTGGGACATGGTGCGGCCGGTTCGGAAGTGGCCCGTTGCCGGCGAGGCGCCGTTCCTGTTCCAGTCCTTCCTAGCCTGGTCCGCTGCGAAGCGGGCCGGCCTGACTGAACAGACTTTCGACGCTTTCCGCGATCAGCTTGTCGACGTCAATGTGAGCGAGGCCGTCGAGGAGGCGGGCCCTACGAGCCAGGATCCTGGTCCCGTCTGATCGTCGAGGTCGCGGTGGCGACGAAGACCGCCCCGCGAGACTGGCGGGATGAGCCGCCTGAGTCGATCATGACGGTGCTGGAGATCCTGAAAGACAGGGCGAAGAGTAATCGGCGGAGGTGAGTGGTGGACAGGGCGGCCGGAACGGTAAAGGTCGAGGGTGGGCGACAGCTTCGGAAGACGCTGAAGCAGGCCGGCGACGACCTGACCGACCTCCGCGACGCCCATCGCGAGGCGGCCAGCATTGCGTCCGCGGCCGGTGGGGCGTCGGCCCCTCGCCAGTCGGGCCGGCTCGCCGGATCGGTCCGCGGATCCGGGACGAAGACGGCCAGCGTTATCCGCGCCGGCCGGGCCTCCGTCCCGTACGCGCAGCCGATCCACTGGGGCTGGCCGAAGCGGAACATCGCCGCCAACCCGTGGCTGAGCGAAGCAGCGCAGCGGACCGAGCCTCAATGGACGGCAGTCTTCGAGTCGGCGGTCGATAGGATCATCGCCAGGGTAAGGGGGGCCTGACGTGGCCAAGACTGCGATCCTGGCGATTCGGATCATCAGCGACGCCAAGGGCGCGCAGAAAGGATTCGACGAGGCCGCCTCTGGGGCCGACAAGTTCGGCGCAAGCGTCGGCAAGGCGAGTGCTGTTGCCGCCGTTGGGATCGCCGCCGCGGCCGCCGCCGGGTTCAAGCTCGCCCAGTCGGCAGCAGCGGATCAGGCCTCAGCCGCGAAGCTGGCGCTGTCCTTGAGGAACACCACCAAAGCGACCGACGCCCAGGTCTCATCGGTCGAGGACTGGATCACCGCGCAAGGCAAGGCGCTCGGCGTTGCCGATGACGAGCTGCGGCCCGCCCTCGCCACCTTGGCGACCGCGACCGGTGACGTTGCGAAGGCGCAGGAACTCGCGGCCCTGGCGATGGACGTCGCGGCGGCGAAGGGGATCAGCGTCGAGCAGGCGAGCAACGCGATCGCCAAGGCGGCAGCCGGCCAGACAACCGCTCTGGGGAAGCTGGTCCCTGGCATCGACAGGTCCATCCTGGCGTCCGGGGATCTCGCCCTGATCCAGGCCGAACTCGCCCGCATCACCGGCGGTCAAGCCGCAACGGCCGCCAACACCGCAGCCGGTCAGCAGCAGCGTCTCGCCCTGTCCCTGTCGGAGACGGGTGAGGCGATCGGCGCGGCCCTGCTGCCGGTCATCGAGACACTCCTGCCCTACCTCCAGCAAGCGGCCGACTGGGCGAGCCGGAACACCACGCTCCTTCTTCGACTCGCCGCAGTGGTGCTGACCGCGGCAGCTGCGATCGTGACCATCAACGCGGCGCTGAAGGCGTACCGGGCCGTGATGCTGGCGGTCGCCGCCGCGCAGAAGATCGTCCGGACGGCGGCGCTCGCTTGGACCGCTGCTCAGTGGCTCCTCAACGTCGCCCTGCTCGCCAACCCGATCGGGCTGATCGTTGTCGCGGTGGCCGCCCTGATAGCAATCTTCGTCATCGCGTACAAGAAGAGCGACACGTTCCGCGGGATCATCGACGGGTTGTGGCAGGCGATCCAGAAGGCGGTCCGTTGGATCGGCGACCTTATCAGGAAGATCGGCCAGATCGATTGGCCCGAGCCGCCATCGTGGCTGCGGGACATCGGCTCCGGCATCGGCAACATCTTCGGCGCCTCCGCTCCGACAGGGGTCGCCGCCTTCTCCGCTACCGGACGAGCCGCTCCGAGCGTGCCGACCCGGACAACCGTGAACGTCGCCGGGGTGCTCGACCCGGTCGCTACCGCGAACGCGATCCGTCGGTCGCTGATCAGTAACAACATCAGGCTGAGCCGCGTCGGGGCGTGGGCGCTATGACCCACTCGGTGATCGTCACCATCGACGGCGTCCCGCGGACGTGCGACATGGACGACTCGCTTGTCATCGGCGGCGGTCGGACAGAGGTGACCGAGCAGCCAGATCCGACCTACGCCGCCGGCGTCATCCAGGGGAACATCGGCGCAAGCGTCGGCTCGAGCTTGACGATCGACCTCGAGCCCGCTCCCGGCGCCGGCTTCGTCCGCCGGTTCACTGGCTACATCACCGATCTCGATGCGGCGCTAGTGAGTACCGGCGTCGAGACCCGGCTGGTGGCGGTGTCCGACGGACTGGGCCGTCTCGGTCGCGAGTTGATCGGTGAAGAGCCCTGGCCGCAAGAACTTGACGGCGCCCGCATCGCCCGGATCATCGCCACCACGGATGTGACTCCGGCCGGCATCAGCGCTGGGACCGTCGATATCGTGGCCCGCGGAGTCGAGTCGGATGTCGCCCTGACGCAAGCGGCGATCGTTGCCGGCGATGCGGCCGGCCTGCTAGTCGACGTGCCGGATGGCCGGGTCGCATACCAGGACGCGGAGTACCGCCGGAATCTGACGACACCGGTCTTGAGCCTCGACTCGTGCGACGTCGAGGACGGGTCGGTAGTGTCTCAGAAGCTGGGCGACTTGATCAACATCGCGCGCGTCAGCTTCGGTCTGAACCGCCAGCAGGTCGAGGCGACCGACGCCGCTAGCATCGCGAAGTGGGGCCGAGCGGCGGCACCGTACAACACGACCCTGGCCGAAGCGCTCGACGCCACCGCTTACGCCGGCCGGGTCGTCGCGCTGTACGCCGAGCCGCGCTGGAGGTCGGCCGCCTGGCAGGTCCCGGTCTGGGAGCTACCCGAGGCGACACGGATCGCGATTGCCGGTCTGGTCCTGTCCGACCCGATCGAACTCACCGGCATGCCGGCACCGATCGGCTCGGCGCTCGTCCACGTCGAGGGATGGTCCGAGGTACTGACATCGACGACGTGGGACATGACCCTTGCGGTGTCCGAACGGGCTCTGACCTACCCGGCCCAGCGGTGGATCGACGTGCCGCCCGGCCTGGTGTGGGATGATGTACCCCTGGGCATTACGTGGGACGATCTGTACTCGACCCCGCTGACTTAGGAGGAACCGATGGCTCAGACGCCGCGGCTCAAGCTGCCGTTCCCGCTTGGCACCGATCCGGTCGCACAAGGAGCGGGCAACATTGCCAACCTCGCGGCGGCCGTCGAGTCTGTCTACAGGATATGGGAGTACGACGGCCCGGCGACGTTCAACGCCTCCGGCGCCTGGGCGTTCACCCACAACCTCGGCGGGGTTCCTCCGACCGTGACGGCTTCGGCTGTTGCCGGCGCCGCCCCGCTGTTCTTCACCCCCGGCAGCATGTCGGTCACAGCCGGGAACCTCCGCGCCTGGCAGCTGGTCGGCGGCGCCTGGGTCGCCTACGTCGGGCCGGTCACCACAATCCACGTCATTGCCGTCTCGGTCCAGATCCCGTGACCGCTCCGCGCCACCCGGCGAAGTTCGCGCCGCTAGTTCACTCCCACGCATCACTGACCGGCATGTCCCGCTACCTCTTCGGCGGGACGACGACCGGTGTCGACCCGGGCGCTGGCAACATCGCGATCTCCGGTACCGGCTCCAACCCCAGGACGTTCGCCCTGTCCGGCACCGATGCGGACGGGATCATCCGCTCGCTGATCACTCTGCTGCCCGGCGACACGCTAGTGATCACGGACGACCCGTCGACGCCGCCGATTACTGGCTTCGCCAGGTACTCGCTTCTCAACGTGCCGGTCGACGAGGGCGGCTGGTGGTCGTTCACGGCGCTGAGGACGGACACGTCCGGATCGACAGCGACACCGCCGGTCGGAACGTCGCTCCGGTTGTACTCGACTCTCGCCGGGGCGGGCGGCGGCGGCGGAGGGCCGGTCCTTCCCACACCGCAACAGGTCAGGTCGGCGGCGACGAATAACATCGTTTCGACCGGATGGGCGGCGCTGCCGGCCTCGCCGGTCACCCTCACCTTGGCCGCGATGCCGATCGGCACGCCGGTGCTGGTAACGGCCAACGCGTTCCTGGCCGCTCACACCGGAACGGGGGACGTTCGCGCCGGGATCCAATGCTCTGGCGGTCTCACTCAAGCAGCCGGCTCACCGTCCGGGCACACGATGTACAAGCAAGCGACGTCCGGCGCGACGGCCTTCCCGACGATCGAGCAGGCAAGCATCGCGCAGGTCCTGTTCATCACCGATCCAGCCCTGCCGCTAGTGGTCAGCTTGTTCGCGCTTCAGGCCGGCGGCGGTACCCGTCAAGTCAACTTCGCCGGCCTGTCCGCCTCACCGCTAGGAGGGACGTTCTCATGAAAGACCTCGCCCGCTGGCCACTGCTTGCGGCCGGTCTGACCGTGCTCGCCGTCGACATCGGACTGATCGCGGACGGCGCGGACAAGAGGACCGCCATCGCTCTGCTGTTCGGTGTCGGCTCCGTGATGGTCGGCGCCGGGATTGCCCACGTGCTCGGGAAGGACGGCGATGAGTAGCACGCTTGGCAGATACCTCGCGGGCCAAGGGATCCGCGTCAACGACAACGGCAGGCCGAGCCGGCCCGGCAGCTTCCGCGACATCCGCGGAGTGATGTGGCATCACACCGCCGGGAACTGCGGGACGGGCTCGACGCCGGGGGAAGTCTCCTTCGCTCGCAACGGCGGTTTATACAACCTGCTCGTGGGCGCCGACGCGGTCTGTTACATCATCACCAATCAGGCCCACGGCCAGCCCGAGCCGGGTCGTGCTCATCACGCCGGGACCGGCGGGCCTTGGCAGACAGTCGCTCGAGACAACGGCAACGCTCACATCGTCGGGATCAGCGGCCAGTGTAATGGCGCTCACGCCCTGTCGACTCATCCAGCTCTGTACCGCGTGATGCTGGAGACGACCGCGGCGTTGTGCCGGCGGTACAACTTGCGAGCCGATCAGGTGCTCGGCCATCGGGAGTGGACGAGCCGGAAGATCGACCCTCGCGACGACATGAACCGGGTGAGGCGGGACGTCGCCGCTCTGCTCGCTCCGACCAACCCACCGCCGGCTCCGCCGGCTCAACGAAAGGACGAGGGAATGATCCTTCAAGCACCGACTGGATCCTGGTGGCTGCTCGACGGCGGCCGCCTCGTGAGTCTGACGGCAGCGGCCGGGGCGAACGCTCGCGCCGGCGGTCTTCCGGCTTGGTCGGTAGACCGAGCATCCTGGGACAACATCGTCGCGGCCTACGCTCCGACGAATCGCGCGGCCGCGTCGGCCGGCCAGGATAGCTAATGCTGGGGGCTGGCCGGAGCCGTGTGATGGAGGTCACATCGTCGGTGGTCGTCACTCGCCTTTAGTCGTAGTAAGATTCTCCTTGTAAGCAGATACCGACCAAGGAGAACGACATGACGAAGAGCTTCGCGGACCACCTCCGCTCGACGGCGACGGCGAACACCGCCCCGCCCGCCGGCTTCGAGGCGACCTGCCCCAAGTGCGGCGGACCGTCCAACCTGACGATCATCAAGGCGCGGGGCGAGTGCGTCGCCTGCCTGTCGGCGAACTTCGCGGCGAGCTCCAAGTGACCGCCAACGCCGAGCTGAAGATGCTGATCGCCCAACTCCAGGCGTCGACCCAGTACGCCCAGAGTGTCTCGGACCAGCTCGCGAAGCGGGCGGGCACCACGAGTGGGGCGCTTCACGATTCCCTCGAGGACCCCGTGGCCAGCGTCTTCTATTTCCTCACCGAAGCTAACGAGCAGCTCGCGAAGATCTCCGTCATCGTCGACATGCTCACCGACTGATCCACAGACCGCCTGACGAGCGTTGATCGTCCTCCAGCCTTGGAGGGCGGTCATCGGTCGGACAGTCCGAACCGAACACCAACCGAAACAGGAGACAGAGCAATGACCACCACCACCATCGACACCGTCATGCCCGCCGCCCACGCCGGCGGTGCCAAGGGAACCGCGATCACGAAGTGCCTGACCGACTGGGCGAAGAGCGACAAGCCCGTCCCGTCCCGCGCCTCGATCGCCGAAGAGGTTGGCTGCACCGTCGGCCGCGTCGGCGAGACGGTCCGCTACCTCGCAGCCTTCGATCAGGAGATGGACGGCATCGCCGCGAGGGCGTTCATCCGTGCGACGGAAGCCGCTCGGATCGCCAGGGCGGAAGAGAAGGCAGCCAAGCCGGCGAAGCCGCGTGCCGCCAAGGCAAAGACGCCGACCGGCAGGGCCGCCTATGATGCCGCCGTGAAGCTGATCGATGCCGGCAAGTTGGTCCCGATGCCGCTGGTCGACGCGGCCAACGAGTACGCCAGGTCGGCGAAGCGCCGCCGGATCAGCAACGACGATGCCCAGTGACCAGTACCGCCATTCTCCAGACGGTCGCGGATCTCATCATCGCGACCGTCTGGGTGGGCGTCGGGTTCGTAGTGATCGACGAAGTCCGCTCGGCAGTTAGCCGGCGGAAGGTCAGGAAGAGGAGCGCACGATGAGCACCAGGTTCCCCGATGTATCCGTCGAGCTCAGCGGTTCGGACGGCAACGCCTTCGCCATCCTTGGCTCGGTTAGCAAGGCCCTCCGCCGGGCCGGCGTTTCAGATGCCGACCGGCAGGAGTTCATGGACGAGGCGACGGCCGGTGACTACGACCACCTGCTCCAGACTTGTATGGCGTGGGTGACCGTCGAGTGAGCCGGCCGTCGTGGGACCAGTACGCGCTGGCCCTGGCGGAAGCGGCAGCGATCCGATCGGTCGACGAATACCGGAAGGTCGGGGCCGTCGTCCTCAGGGCGGACAACAGCGTCGCCGGCGTCGGCTACAACGGCCCACCGGCCGGCGTCGACGTCGACCAGCTGGACAAGGAGTACCGCAAGGCCTTCGCCGTTCACGCCGAGGTCAACGCCCTGCGGTGGTCAACCCCTAAGGAGACTCGCGGCGGTCTGATCGCGGTGACGCTATCGCCCTGCCTGGACTGCCTGAAGGCGATCGCGGCCGCCGGGATCAGCCGGGTTGTCTACCCGGCCCTATCGCCGAAGCAGCCCGACGACCAGCGGCTGGAGGTGGCGCGGACCTGCGGTATCGAGCTGCTCCCGACTGTCCTGCCCCTGTGGTAGTCTCAGGCTCCCACACACTAAACACTCACCAACCGAGAAGAGGTCTTCGCAATGCTCCAGCTCATCTTCGACCGCCAGCGAGCCGCACAAGCGGCGTACGTCGGCCGGCTCGACGACCTGCCCCATGAGGAGTGGCAGGCTTACGTCAGCTCCCAGATCCTCGCCCTCATCGCCGAGTCCGTGGAGGTCCTCGAGGAGACACCGTGGAAGCCATGGAAGGCGTCGCGGCCGATCGCCGATGACGAGCTGGCCCGTCTCCGCGTCGAGCTCGTCGATGTTCTCCACTTCCTGGTCAACCTGTTCATCGCCGCCGGCATGGACGCGGATGATGTCCTCCTCGCCTTCGAGGCGAAGGCCGGTATCAACGAGCTGCGCCGACTCAGCGGTGACCACGACCACGGGCGGTCCTGATGGATGCCGTCCGCCGCGCGATCCTCGGCGCCAACATTCTCATCCTCGAGGGGACCGACGGCGTCGGCAAGACGACGGCCGCTCGGCTCCTCCGCGACCTGGGCACCGAATACCGGCACTTCGGCCCGCCGGACCCGACACGGGACTGGTGGCAGCAGTTCGCCCTGCCGGCCGTGTGGGACGCGACGGCTCGCAAGTCGGTGGTCTACGACCGCAGCTTCCTCCACGAGAACGTCTGGGCCAGCCTGTTCCGCCGCGAGCCGCTCCTCAAGCCGCACCAGCGGGTTCGGCTCTGTCAGCTCCACGCCGCGTTGGGGACCGTCGTCGTGACGCTGGTCCGCCCCGAGGATGAGATCATGGAGGAGCTGGGCCGGCGCGGCGAAGACCCTGTCGAGATCGGCCGCTCCATCGCTTTCCAGCGTCTGATCTGCGAGCTCCATGAGGATGACCGCACCGGCCTGCCGCAGCTCGTGATGAGTCTGCCGGCCTTCGAGATGGCGGTGGCCACGTGAAGACCTACGACTCGATGGCCGAAGCCT